ACGTTATGGAACCTGAGTATCAGTGGTCACCTGATAAAATGGTTGAGATATTATTATCTGAACCAGACGACTTTCTGAAGGTCAGAGAAACTCTTACAAGAATTGGTGTAGCATCCAGAAAAGAGAAGAAATTATATCAGTCTTGTCACATACTGCACAAGCAGGGTAAGTATTATATTGTACACTTCAAAGAATTGTTTGCCCTTGATGGAAAGAGAGCGAACTTGAGTGTCAATGATGTGCAGAGAAGAAATAGAATCATTCAATTGCTCAGTGACTGGGGACTTATTACCACCGTCATAGATGAGACACTTGACATAGCACCACTCAATCAAATCAAAGTCATAGCATACAAAGAAAAAAATAATTGGACGTTAGAAACAAAGTATAATATTGGTAAGAAGAAGACCGAACCCTAAAAACCGAACCTCGTAAAAGAAGGATCGTGTATAATTAGTAGTGTCGCCTTCGGGGACATTTACAACTAGACGCTTTAGGAGGTCACTATGTTTGGCACAGATGGCAGTATCACTTTGACTACTGCAGATACATTCGATTATCTCAATAAGATAAGACGAAACATGATTGGTTTTGATGACTGGTCACAGCAGTTTGATACACCAATACAAAACTATCCACCTTATAATACGATAAAGATATCGAATCATGAGTATAGGGTTGAGGTAGCAGCAGCAGGATTCAAGAAAGAGAATCTAAAAGTCTATACACAAGAAGGACAACTTGTGATAGAAGGCAAGAAGGATGATGGTGTGGAGCATGAGTACATGCACAGAGGACTAGCACAAAGAGCATTTACTCGTGCATGGTCATTACCAGAAGAACTTGTTGTCAAGAGTGTGAAATTTCAAGATGGTCTATTGCTCATAGACATTGAAAAAGTTATACCGAAAGCACAGCAGCGAAAAGATTGGCTCTAAATACATTCATGTATGCAAGAGTCTTACGACATATCAAACCCAAAGACCTTAGAGAGTCACTGACTCTGAGGTTTACAGAAATCCTCAATCCAACCTTTTGGATTGGGGATTCTCTCAAGCCTGAGGTAAATGAGGCATTGATGAAATTCGCAGAAGCATTCGCTGCTTATGTTGATCTAGATGAGAGAGCGATAGTAGATGTTCTCTTGCTTGGTGGTAACGCAGGGTATAATTACACACAATACTCTGACTTGGATGTGCACATAGTTGTAGATCCAAAGTTTATACCTGATTGTAATCCAGATTTACTTGACCAATATTACATGGACAAGAAAACTCTCTGGGAACTGACACATAATATCACAATCTATGGTGTCAAAGCAGAACCCTATATTGAGAGACCAAAAGTCACACGTAAGAAGAGTCAAGGTGTCTATAGTATAATGAAGAAGACATGGATACAAGAACCAGAAAAAGTACAGGGTGAGGTTGAAGAAAAAGAGATAGAAAAAAAAGTAAACAACTTCAAAACTAAAATAGATGCATTCATCAAGAATGAAAATGTAGATGGATTGAGAGAATTGGTCAAGAAACTAAGAGATAGTAGATCAGTTTCTTTACAAAAATATGGAGAGTATGGTTTCGAGAACATGGTCTTCAAAGAGTTACGAAATCAAGGTTATATTGACAAAGTACGTACAGTTGTGGTAAACTTGAAATCAAAGAACCTATCTTTATGATAAAAATTATATTATTCAAGAATAATCTAGTTCTCATTACTAGATTAGAAGAGGTTGGATCTGAAATGGGAGAACCAGATTGTAAACTCATAGATCCTTTTGAATTAAAAGGAGAGTATCTTGAGTCGTGGCCATCTTTTACAATGCAACGTGAGATGATGGTGCACTCAGACAGTTTCCTTACTATAATAGAACCAGATAAAACACAACTCGATAAATATCAAGCATTGACTGCACCTAAAACTAATGAAGATAAAGCATAACTATGAACCGTGGGAGTATATGGAGATTGAGGATTTTCTCCCACCTGATCGGTTTCAAGAGTTACAAGATCAAGCAAAAATAGAATTAGAAAATTATTATAATCAGGGTTCTAATACTCCAAGAGGAAAGTACATACATTTTTTGAAGGAAGATATGATACCAGAGTTCAATCCGATATTTGATTTATTACCTAGAAGAGAATCAACAGGTAAACTAAAGAAAATAAATCATTGGGCAGTCACTCCACCAGGTGTTCACTATCCAACTCATATCGACAACAAGTCAAGATTTAGTACGATAACTTTTTATGTATCACCAGAAAAAAATAGTGGTACGATAATTTGTAAAAACCCTAGCACAAATGATAACGGAGATCATTGTTCTCCTGATCTCCCTACTGAGAGTGAAGTTGAGATTGAGTGGAAACCAAACAAAATATTCCTACATTGTGGAGGACCAGGCAAATGGCACAGGTATTATGGTAATGAAGATTACGGACCTAGAATTATCATCTCTGCTTTTTTAGTGCAACCTGATTTAATAATCAAAGGAAGACAGGATCTTGATTACTTGATTGATATTTGATGAAGATACTTTGGTGTTATCCTAATCAACATTTGAGAGTGACACCGCCTGGTGGTATTGCTATCATAACTGCTTGTCTAAAGAGAGCAGGGTACACAGATATAGAATTATTTGATGCCACATGGTTTCCTATTGATAGTAATCTTAGATCTGCACGTTCTGATAGAGATAAAGAAAGAGCAAAAAGAGGTATGCTTCCAGAATATAGTTGGGATGGTTTTGGATATAGAATTGAAAACGTTGATATGTACACTGCGTGGAGAATGAAGGTTGAGGAATACAAACCAGATGTTGTATTATCATCATTAGTAGAAGACACATACTATTTGTGGTTGAAGATGATGGATAAAGTATCTGATCTAAAACACACATTCACCCACATAGTCGGAGGTGTTTTTCCAACTGCAGCACCAGAATATTTTGTAGATCATTGTGATTACATCTGTAGAGGTGAGGGTGACGAAGCAATACCTGAGATGATAAACTTGATTGCTCAAGGTAAATCATGTAAGGATGTCGCTAATGTATTTCCAAATCAAATCAGACCTGCACTTGATGTAAACACACTACCATATACTGATCACACTATATTTCCAGACAAAGCATTATACAGACCATTTCAAGGTGAGATTGTAAAGATAGCGACCATAGAAACACAACGTGGTTGTCCTTTCAAGTGTGCCTATTGCAATTCACCAGGCAAGAGTGTGATATATGAAGAGGAGGATGCAGGTAAATTTTTCAGACGTAGATCAGTAGAACACATAAGAGGGGAGATAGTTGATCTAATTGAGAAACATCAGATTACAGTTGCTTGGATAGTTACAGATACTCTTCTTACCATGCCAGCAAAAGAATTCGATGATTTTTGTGACATGTGGGAAGAATTCAAATTACCATTTTTTGCTCAGACAAGACCAGAACTCCTTACACCATATCAAGCGAAACGTTTGAAAGAAGTTGGTTGTGCTAAGATCAATATAGGTGTTGAACATGGGTGTCCAGACTTTAGGAAAAAATATATTGGTAGAGTGTACAAAAATGATCTTCCTATCAAGGCATTCAAGATTGCACATGATGCAGGTCTATCAACTACATGTAATTTTATTTTTGGTTACCCATATGAAACTATGGAAGATGCTTTCAAATCGATAGTATTAGCATCTAAGTTGAAATCACAAGATCTAAATGGATTCATGTTTACACCTTACCATGGCACCCCACTTAGAAGATTAGCTGTTGAAGGAGGATTCATACCTAAAGATTTGGTTGTTGACATGAGGAATGATGAGGCAGGGTCATACTTGAAAATGCCAGCACCTTACATGAGCACTCAGGACATACAATACATGCATGATAATTACGTAAAGATGGTGAGAGAACTTGAAAATGGTATGGAAGTAAAAGAGTTGGAAGAAAAGTTGAAAAAGAGAACAAGTTTTGTTAGACTAGATGAAACTGGTAGGTGGAACTAATTGAGATACTATACAAACGTACAGATGGTCGGGAATGATTTTCTCGTCCGTGGATATGAAGGTGGTAAAAGTTTTACATCAAGGGAGTCTTTTCAACCCACGATGTTTGTTCCTAGTAAGAAAAAAACAAAGTATAGGACATTAGATGGTAAGTATGTGCAGAGTATACAACCTGGTACAGTCAGAGAGACTAGAGAATTTATTAGAAGTCATGAGAATGTAGATAACTTTGAGGTATATGGTAATAATAGGTACATATATCAATACATTTCTGACAGATATCCAGAGAATGAAATAAAATTTGACCTCAAGAAAATGAATCTTGTGACGATTGATATCGAGGTCAAATCAGAGAACGGATTCCCTACTGTAGAGAAGTGTGATGAGGAGATGCTACTCATTTCACTACAAGATTACAACACCAAACGTATTTTGACGTTCGGTGTAGGTCCTTACAGGACACAAGACAAGATGGTCAAGTATGTGCAGTGTAATGACGAGTATGATATGCTCACACACTTCATAAACTACTGGTCTAAGACACCACCAGAGGTAGTGACAGGGTGGAACTGTCAGTTGTATGACATACCATACCTTGCTAAGAGAATTACAAGAGTGTTAGGTGACAAAGCATGTAAGAAACTGTCACCATGGGGACTGGTCACACATGAAGAGATCTACATGGCAGGTCGTCCACACCTGATGTATGACATTGGAGGTGTAACTGTCCTTGATTACATGGATTTGTATAAAAAATTCACCTATAAGGCACAAGAATCGTACAGACTTGACTACATTGGTGAGGTAGAACTAGGACAGAAGAAATTAGATCACTCTGAACATGATACATTCAAAGAATTTTATACAAAAGCATGGAATAAATTTGTAGATTACAACATCCAAGACGTTAGAATCGTTGACGGTCTGGAAGAGAAGATGAAACTCATAGAACTTGCCATCACCATGGCATTTGACGCAAAGGTGAACTTCACTGATGTGTTCTATCAGGTTCGCATGTGGGACATGATAATATACAATGACTTGAAGAAGAAAGGTATAGTCATACCACCAAAAAAAGAGCATGATAAGGTAGAAAAGTATGCAGGTGCTTATGTAAAAGAACCAATACCTGGCATGTATGACTGGGTAGTGTCGTTTGACCTCAACTCACTGTACCCTCATCTTATAATGCAGTATAATATATCTCCTGAGACTGTTCTTGATGAACGGTTTCCTTCAGTTTCTGTTGATAAACTGTTGAATGAGGAGGTAGATCTATCAGGTCTCAAAGATGTCACCGTGTGTCCTAACGGTGCTATGTTTACCACAAAGAAACGTGGTTTTCTA